ACACTAATGGCATTATCATTTAATAAGCAAACTGGCGGAGCCCAGAAATCATCAATTAATACTTTCACATACAAAGACGGCGATAACAAGATGCGCATCGTAGGCGACATTCTTGCTCGTTATGTCTATTGGATTGAAGGTGAAAACGGCAAGAACATTCCTTTGGAGTGCTTGTCATTCGACCGTAACGCAGAGAAGTTCAATAATGCAGAAAAAGATTGGGTTCGTGAATACTTCCCAGATCTTAAATGTGGCTGGAGCTACGCTGTACAAGTTATTGACCCTACTGACGGTAAGGTTAAAGTAGCAAATCTCAAGAAGAAGTTGTGGGAGCAAGTAATTACTGCCGCAGAAGATCTTGGAGATCCTACTGATCATTCAACTGGCTGGGACATTTGTTTCAAGCGAGTAAAGACAGGCCCATTACCTTACAATGTTGAGTACCAGCTACAAGCATTGAAGTGCAAGCCACGTCCTTTAACAGAAGCTGAGTTGGGTTCTATAGCAGAACTTAAGTCTATGGACGACGTTATGCCTCGCCCGACTGCTGATGCACAGAAAGAGTTACTTGACCGCCTAAGAGTTGGCAGTCAAGACAACGATGACGAGATGTTAGACGCTGAGTTTAATGTAGGATGATCCTATATACGGCAGACTGGCACATAAAGCTGGGACAGAAAAATGTCCCAGTAAAGTGGGCAACAAACCGTTATCAAATGTTCTTTGAACAAGTTTACGAAGTAGAAAAACAATGTAGTATGCACATAATCGGTGGCGACATATTTGATCGTCTTCCGAGTATGGAGGAACTGGAGCTGTACTTTTCGTTCATTCGGAAAGTACAGATTCCAACTATTATATATGACGGAAACCATGAAGCTACTAAGAAGAATAAGACATTCTTCACTCAGCTAAAGCAGGTATCCAGAGATATCAATCCTCTCATCAACATAGTAGACATTTCGTATATTGATGAAGATTTAGGCTACGGTATATTACCCTACGCTGATCTTCACAAGAAAGGTAGCATAGACCATTTCGATACTAGAATGCCCTTGTTTACACACATTCGTGGGGAAATACCACCGCACGTTAAACCAGAGATAGATTTAGATCTATTAGCAGATTTCCCAGTGGTATTCGCAGGAGATCTACACGCTCATAGTAATACCCAACGTAACATTGTATATCCAGGTAGTCCCATGACAACATCTTTTCATAGAGCTAGAGTCAAGACGGGATACCTACTTATCAATGAGCGCGATTGGAGTTGGATGTGGGAAGAGTTTAAACTTCCACAGTTAATTCGGCAGACAGTATCAGACCCCAATGACATGGTAGCAACAGACTATGATCATACAATCTATGAGATAGAGGGTGATATTCATGATCTAGCCGCTATTAAAAACTCAGATTTACTTGATAAGAAAGTAGTTAAACGAAACACAGAAGCCTCTTTGATAATACATAAAGATATGACTATTGAGCAAGAATTAGTAGAGTATCTAACTTATATCTTAGAGATCTCACCCGATAAAATACCAGACATCTTAGGAACTTATAATGATTACGCTGCAAACGTTGAGATGGGATAACTGCTTTAGCTACGGTTCTGGTAATGAATTAAGACTTGATGATAACACAGTAACACAAATTATTGGTACTAACGGTATGGGGAAATCCTCCATACCGTTAATCATTGAGGAAGCGTTATATAACAAGAACTCAAAAGGCATAAAGAAAGCCGACATTCCGAACAGATACATAAACGATGGTTACAATATCTACCTCTCTTTTACTAAAGATGAAGATAGATACGAGATAACTATTACCCGAAAGTCTAGTATAAAAGTGAAACTAGAAAAGAATAGTGAGGATATTAGTAGTCATACGGCTACAAATACCTACAAGAGCATTCAAGAAATTATTGGTGTTGACTTTAAAACCTTCTCCCAGTTAGTATATCAGAATACAAATGCAAGTTTGCAGTTCTTAACCGCTACTGATGCTAACCGCAAGAAGTTCTTAATTGACTTATTACACCTTGAGAAGTATGTAGAATTATTTGATGTATTTAAAGAAGCTGCTAGACAGGCTTATGTACACACGGCCTCTATCACCTCCAAGTTAGCAACTATTGAGAAATGGTTGGCTGACAATAAATTGACTGATACCAATATACTTCCTCTCGAAGATTTTGATATTGATACAACTAAAGATGAAGAGTCTTTCCGTCATTTAACGATAGAGATTCAAAATATCTCGGCAAAAAATAAAAATATCTCACAAAATAATCAATATAAGAAATTGTTAGGATCAATAGATATAGGTGCTATTAATAACTCACCTGTAACTACGTTAGAATCCTATGATGGCAAGCAAGCCAAAGTAGGTAGTTTATCAGCAGTCGCTACGGGTGCACAGAAGCTTTTAACGAAGCTGACAGGGTTAGGAGATACTTGCCCTACTTGTGAACAATCTGTAGATGCTTCTTTTAAACAGAGTATGATTGCAGCTGAGCAGGTAGTGTTGGAAACAGCACAACGCAGAGTTGGAGAAATTACTGATGAAATTAAAACCATCAAAGAAAGTAACACTATATTCACAAATAACGCAACAGATAAGAAAGACTGGGAAGAATTATTTAGATCTATTGATCAAACCCTTCCGACGATTGCAGTGGATAAAGCTGAGCTTGAAACAAGGTTGGAGAGCATACGAGCTGACCTACTTCAAACTAAAAAGCTTAGACAGAGTATCGCAGATGAGAACGAAAAACGTACAAAACGTAACACCCGAATCCAAGTAGTAGAAGAACAGACTGATGCATTTATATCACAGCTAAACGAATGTCAAGCTGAGTTAGCAAAGCACAGTAAGTTAGAGACTTCTTTAGAAACTCTGAAAAAGTCTTTTAGCACAAACGGATTACTTGCCTACAAGATTGAGAACCTTGTTAAAGAGTTGGAAGAATTAGCAAATGAATATTTGGCTGAACTCTCCGACGGTAGATTTACTCTCGAATTTATAGTTTCAAACGATAAATTAAACGTACAGATTACAGATAATGGAAATATAGTAGACATTCTAGCACTTTCTTCAGGAGAATTAGCCAGAGTCAATACAGCTACGCTCATAGCCATCCGCAAGCTAATGAGTAGTATTTCTAAGTCAAGAATCAATGTGTTATTCCTAGACGAAGTAATTAATGTCTTAGATGATGCAGGACGCGAGAAAATGGTGGAGGTGTTACTTAACGAGCCTCTTAATACTTATATAGTATCACACGGTTGGACACACCCTCTCTTAGAAAAGATTGAGGTAGTCAAGAACGGTAACGTTAGCGGGTTAGAGTAATGACAGCAAGTAGACGTAGGGCATGGTGGAACGTAGTAGGTGGAGCAGAGTTAACAAAAGATTATTGGAGACACGATTGCGGTTATCTCGTAGTAAGTGTTACAAAGAATGACCGTTGCAGTGGTTGCAATATAAGCGAGGAAGAATATGGTAGACTCAAGAGCAAAAGGAGCGAGGGGCGAGTATCTAGTACGTGATATGCTTCGAGAGTTTACAGGATTGAAGTTCGAGAGAGTCCCAGCCTCTGGGGCTCTTGAGTATCTGAAAGGGGACTTATATGTTCCTAATCAGAGAAATCATTTCTGTATCGAAGTAAAGAATTACAAGGATTCACCTTTAACAGATAAGATCTTTACCCAACCTAAGACTAACAATCTTATAAGATGGTGGAAGAAAGTAGTAATACAAGCGGCAGGAGGCGATCAAAAGCCTATGCTATTTTTTAAATATGACCGATCAAAAGTATTTGTAGTAGTAGAACAACAACCCATTAATACTAAAGAGTATCTATACGTTGCGTTTCTAAGCTGTTATATATTACTTGCAGAAGATTGGTTAGAGAAAGAGAAAGTGGAGTGGATCGGTGGCTTTTAGTTTTTCAGATCAAATGGAAGGAATGGCAGGTCGCACGCTCGTTATTGATGCGTTAAACCTAGCCTTTCGATGGAAACACGCAGGTCGCACAGACTTTCGGAATGATTATGTTGCAACGGTACAGTCCTTAGCAGCCTCTTACAAGTGTAGTAATATTATTATCACTGCAGACTGGGGCTCCTCTACATATAGAAAAGACATTTTACCCGAGTACAAATTAAACCGTAAAGAAAAGTACGACAAGCAGACAGAAGAAGAGGCGCAAGCCTTTAAAGACTTCTTTGAAGAATACGAAGAAACATTAGAACTACTCGCGACTAAGTATACAGTACTGCGTTTTAAGGGTGTAGAGGCAGATGATCTTGCTGCCCACCTAGTAAAGCAAAAGAAACAGTATAAACTCGATGAGATTTGGCTAGTATCAAGTGACCGAGACTGGGACTTATTGATTCAAGAAGGAGTAAGTAGATTCTCTTATGTAACACGTAAGGAAGTAACAATAGAAAATTGGAGTGAGCACTACAATGTATCTCCAGAAGAGTATATCTCTTTTAAGTGTTTGACAGGGGATAAAGGCGACAATGTTCCTGGTATCACTGGTATAGGTCCAA